TGCAAATTGACGGGTCTCCTGCGGCGGGGTACTGGCGTTTCCGCAACACAAGCGCGTCGGCGATTGTGGTAAAGGCCCTGTCGTTGGCTTCTGTCCAACAAGATATTCCCATGGCGCGGATGAACCGCAACGACTACTTCAGTCTGCCAAACAAAGATTTTACCAGTGTGCGCGCGTTGCAGTTCTGGATGGACCGTCAGGTCACGCCCCAGATCAACGTGTGGCCTGTGCCACAAAACGCGTTCCAAGTGTTCCAGTTTATTATTGAGTTGCAACCACAAGACGTTGGTCGTTTGACTAACGAGGTTGCTATTCCGGACCGTTGGGTGCCTGCCATCCAAGGCCAGTTGTCACACCGTTTGGCCAAGTTGTTGCCCGGTATTGATCCCACACGAATTCAAATGTTGAAGCAAGACGCCGCAGAGGCAACACTGTCTGCCGAAGAAGAGGACCGCGATAAGTCCCCTATTTTCTTCCGCCCGAATGTTTCGTACTACACCCGATAAGAAGAAATAAATATGGCACAAGCGGGATACACACCAATTCAACTGTACTTTAGTTCTACCGCGGCGGCGGTGCCTATTGCTGGCAACCTGATTGCCGGCGAGTTGGCGCTGAACACCAACGACGGCAAGCTGTATTTTAAAGACAGCACTGGGCTAGTTAAAATTCTTGCTAACTCTTCAACAGCAGGCGGTAGTTTACCCGGCGGCACCACGGGCGCTATTGCGTACCAAAGCGCGCCCGGCACAACAACATTTTTAACACTTGGCACTCTTGGTCATTTGGTAACTGCGGGTGCTAGTGCGCCTGTTTATACAAACCCAGCGTCACTTACTGTTGGTTCAGCTAACACAGCGACACACGTTGCTGGTGGTGTGGCAAATCAAATTGTGTACCAAGCCGGTGCTGGCGACACTGAATTCGCGGTTGCTCCCACTGGTGCAGACATTGGCAAGGTGTTGGCGTGGTCTGGTTCAGCGTTCTACTGGGCAAGTGCACCGGCCTCAACGACAGCCGCAAACCTTTCTGGTGGTTCTGCAGGTGTGGTGCCTTACCAAAGCGCAACAGGTGTAACAGCGTTTTCATCAGTAGGCACTCTGGGTTATTTGTTGACCTCTGGCAACACCGGCGCGCCTACTTGGACAAACCCCGCAAGTTTGGCGGCCGGTAGTATCGCTGGTGGTGTAGCGGCACAGATCCCCTACCAAACAGCCCCCGGGGTAACCTCGTTTATACCTAACGGGGTAGCAGGACAAGTTTTACAATCCAACGGCACTGCGGCGCCGTCGTGGATTGACACATCTACGCTTTCCACCTCAAACGGTAAGCTTTACTTTTACGGACAATTTTAAGGAACGATAATGGCAACAGGAGTTCTTGGTCAAGCGGCACCAGCCGCAAATTCTTACACAACGATTTACACAGTACCCGTTGGTAAGACTACGACATTCAACATCAGCGTGGCAAACGCCACGACAGGAACAATCACGACTCGTATCGCGATTGCGGCGTCGTCCTTGCCTGTTTCCAGCGAGTTCATTGAATACGACACAGTGATTGTGGGTAACGGTGTTCTTGAGCGTGGTGGCATTGTTGCTAACGCGGGTGAAAACGTCGTTGTGTATAGCGCAATGGCTGGTTTAAATTATAGTGTTTACGGTTTCGAGGAGTAATAAATGGCACGTTCAATAACATCGACCGACGCAAACGGCGCAACGTTTGAAACCGTAGGTAGCACGACTGGATTCAGCGCTGGTGATTTGGTTTATTTTGGATCTACAGGTTACGGCAAGATCACTTCGGCTGTGCCTTCAACAGCGACAAGTTCTCCCACTAAAACCTATCCTTCATTACCAACGACAGGAACTTCTGGTGGGTATTTCCAAGCAACCAATTTTGCTGGTCTTGGGTATGATAAGGCTGTTGCGTTGTTATCTAACGGTAACGCGGTGGCGGCTTATGGTAACCCAGTCGACGGGTATCCATACTTTGTAATTTACAACCCGACAACTCGTGCAATTGTGGCTGGCCCCACGGTCATCTCAACAACGTTTACTATGTCTGGCACTAATAGCACGGCGGGATTAAACATTGGTGTTTCTGCGTTTAGTGGTGGTAATTTTGTAGTTTATTGGGCTAACAATGCGGGAGGTACAGCCTCTCGTGTTAACTACGCAACTTACACCAACGCGGGTGCGGCTGTTGTTGCTGTAACGCAAGACGCAACCCTTGCGGTTAACAACACCAACCAAGGTTGTATGCGTGGCATTACACTTGCCAACGGTGGTTTTGTGTTGGCTTTTGGTAATAGCACCAATGTTTACTTTAGAGCATACGACGCAACGGGTGTTGGTCAGTTTGCTTGGGTAACTTTGTCTACGTTCTCAAGTAGTGCGGCAATAGGATATAACCCATCATGGGGTATGACTGCTCGTAGTGACAACACTTATTTGATTACGGGTCAAAGTACTACAGCAGGAACATACAACTACACCATTTACAACTACGCAGGCACAGCGGTTGTAGCTCCAACTACGTTCCTTGTAAATGGCGGAACAACAAACGGAACAACGGACTGCGCCACTCTTAGTGATGGCACAACGTTTGTGATTGCTTATGGTGGAAATACGGCAACAAGCACAAACGGTTGGAGTTTTAGATTTTTGCCAACAGGTAATGTTTTAAGTTCTACCTTTTTTACTCAAGGAAACTTCAACTCAACCACTGGAAATGCCACAGTAAACTATGTCCGAGTGTGGTCTTTAAGCTCGAACAGATTTTTAATCACTGGACAAGATGCCGACGGTCAGGGTGCATACGCAGTTTTTAACTCGTCAGGAACACCTCTTCTTGGAACCACGGGGTCAACAGGAACAGCTTCTGTCACTAGAAGTTTTGGCTCTTATTACGGAATGAATTCCGTGGTGTTAGGTGTAATTGAGTCTGGTGGTAATGCTGAAGTTTATGGCGTCACTCAATTGACTGTAAACTCTTCAAGCACTAATTACTTCCGCATTGACTTGACGACATATAACATGGTGTCTGCAAGCACGACCAGTGGTGCATTAAGTATTTCTGTAGCAACAACGCCCACAACAGGCTACACAGGAACAAACTCAACACCTTCAAAAGCCTCGTTTGCTTTATCAAACGGTGTGTTCCCCTACGCTTCAAAATTATCAACGGCTAGTTCTGCAGTAGCCACGGGTGTATACCCAACACCCGTGAGTCTCATTACTGGTGTTCGTTCGTATGACATGTGCGTTCTCAGCAACGGCAATATTTGTGTTGTTACGAACGAAAGTGGACCGACAACCGCATACATTTATAACCCAGTTACTTTAGCGCGAATTAGCTCAAGCGTTTTAAGCTCGGTTGCGGGGACTTCATCAAGCACTGGCGATACTCCTACACCAAACGTAAGAGTTACCCCACTAAGTGGAGGTAGTTTTTGCGTGGCGGTTGGAACAAGTGCTACCAACGTTCGTTTAACCGCGTTTACATCGACGTTTGCCCAACAAGGTAGCACGGTTAACATTTCAACATTTAGCCAAGGTTGGGGAACACAACCAAAGAACTTTGCACTAGCCACTATTTCTGGTGACAGGGTTGTTGTGATATACCAGACGCTTACTAACAGTTTGTCTTACGATGTTTATAGTAGTACCCTTGCTCTCACCGCAGGCCCGACGGTTGTTGCAACAGACACATCACAAATTCAATGTAATGCGGTTTGTGCAACACCAAACGGTTTTATGGTAGGTACGGCAAGAAGTACAGCGGCAAATTATAGTTTTTACACTTACTACGAGTATTCCGCCAATACTTTTACACAGGCTAGTTTTGCCTCTGGAACTGGTTTTTCTGGGTCTGGTTTTGATGCGGTTCCCACGTTCTTTGTTTCTAATAACAACGGGCAGGTATTTGTTTCGTATCGATTAAACTCAACCGACCTTCGTACATTCGTTCTTTATGGTAATACAGCTACAAACATGATTGGCGCCGCGGTATCAAACGTTAGCTCAGGAATGTTGAATTCTGGAATTACGGCGTCTGGAATTCCGTTCTTAATCTACCAAGAAGCTACTGCTAAAACAACAGGTGTTGTTTCACCAAGCACGACCACCGTTACCTCTCTTACTGGGTGGACAGCACCAACATCAAGATCTTCCTCACCACAACTCAGGTCTGTACCTTTATACGGCAACATTGTGTTGGTTGGTTATTTAATTGATGCTTCTAACGCTCTGGCGTTTGGTACTTTGCAAATTAACGGCAACCCAGACTCTGCGGTGTTTACAACAGCAGACGCAACAGTGGGTGTTCCAATTTACCCATTGGCTACAACAACTGTGTCTCCTTCAATTACCAACACAACATTCGCGGGTGTTGCGGTGACTGATTGCGCGGCTGGTGGTACTGGTGTTATCCAGACAACGGGTACAACCAACTTGAACAGCACCTACCCAACGACGACTGCACAGACGTTTGATTACACGGGTCAGGCGGCTCCCGGTCTTAAAGGCACGATCAGCGGTCGTAGCATTTCAATGAGGAAGAGCTAAATGGCAGACACTATTGCTACAGTCTTCAACCCTCTAACGGGGGTGTTCGGCTCTGGGAATGTGAGGTTTTTCCCCGGCGACGCAACCACCCAAACCTACACATGGACAGTCCCTGCAGGCGTTGATGCAGTCAGGGTGCGTCTTTGGGGTGCTGGTGGCTATAACGGCGGTGGTGGTGGTGGCTTTGCATTCAAGTCCATCTACGGCATTTCAGGAACAACCTCAATCATAATCACTGTAGGAACAGGCGGAAGTACTGGAACCACAACAGGCGGCACAACCTCCTTCGGTTCGTTTGTATCCGCAACGGGTGGTACGGGCGGTGGCGGTGTTGGGGGTGCAGGTTCTGGTGGAGATGTCAACTACACAGGTGGTGGTAGCAATGGTGGTAACGGGGGTGGTGGAGCCGCAGGACTATTTGGAAACGGTGGAACAGCCAACGGAAGCAATCAAGGCGGTAACGGCAACGCTGGGGCGGGTTCTGCTGGCCCAACTTCAAGTGGCGGTCATGGGATTATGGGTGCCGGCGGCCTTAGTGGCTCTGTTACAACATATTTTAAACTATCTCCAACAAGTGGATTAGATTCTTCTTTTTCAATTGATTTTATAGGAACTGGTGGTGGAGGTTGCAATAATTCTTGTGGGATTAACGGTGGTGGTGGTGGCGGTACCGTCTCTGGCAGTAATGCCAACGACGGGGGTTACCCCGGCGGAGGTATGGGAGCTTTTGCCTCGGCTACAACTGGTCGTGGTGGGTCGGGTCTTGTGATTGTGGAGTGGTGATATGGCAACAATAGTTAATCAAGTCTTTAACCCTATTTCTGGAATTTTTGGCTCTGGAAACGTAATGATTTATGCAGGCTCGACTGCAATAACAGGAGCACAAACAGCCACCACGTTTACTTGGACAGTGCCTGCTGGTGTGGACGCGGTTCGCGTTCGCCTTTGGGGTGGTGGGGGTTACAATGGAGGTTCCGCTGGTGGGTTTGCAATTAAATCTATTTACGGACTTTCTGGAACAACCTCTGTATTGATTTCAGTTGGTTTTGGTGGTAACGCAACTACGGTAACTGGAGGAACTTCATCATTTGGCTCGTTTGTATCTGCTACTGGTGGGGCAAACGCTGGAGGCGCGGTAGGAGTTGGTACGGGTGGTGACATTAACACTTCAGGCGGTTTAGGAGCCGGCGGAACTTCTGGCGGCGGCGGTTGCGGCTCCATATTTGGTAGTGGCGCTTCAAAACAAAACGCTGGTGTCGACGCTCCTAAACAGTCGTATGGTGGTGCAGGCGCAGGGCAAACCAATTCGGGAGATAAATTAGGAGGTCCGGGGTTTATTGGCGCAGGCGCTACAGCAAACGCAAATGTAACTGCGCCTCTTACTCAAGCACCACTAAGCGCGCCGGGTTCTGGTTTAGAAAATTTTTCCATTGATTTTATTGGTACAGGTGGTGGTGGCACATTCCTTGTGAATGGTAGAAATGGTGGAGGTGGTTCAGACGGCGGTGTTGTGGTTTCTGGTGGCATTCCCGGTGGTGGTGGCGGTTCGACTGGTTTAGGTGGATATGGTTTTGTAATTGTGGAGTGGTAAAAATGAAATACGCAAGAATTATCAACGGTCAGGTTTTGGAACTAATCACACCCCCAGAGGGTTACGACATTGTGGATTGCTATCACGCAGACATCGTGAAGACGTGTGAGCGGTTCTACGACCAAGACGTTCAGATTGGTTGGACATTTGCTGACGGCGTGTTCACAGCGCCAGTAGAAACTCCTCCTGCTGAATAACTGAAAGAGATCAATGGCCGCAGAAGCAATGACCTATGACAGCCTTGTACAGGATGTCATTACTTACTCTGAGCGCGACGATACCTCTTTTGTTGCGCAAATTCCTCGGTTGATTATGTTGACCGAGCAGAGTATTGCCGCCCAGATCAAAACGCTGATGCAGTTGAACGTGGTCAACACCACGCTAACTGTCAACGACCCGGTGATTCAAAAGCCGGCCCGTTGGCGCAAAACTGTGAGCATGAAGATCAACGGCCAGCCTGTACTTAACAGGTCCATGGACTACGTGACACAATTTCAAACAGAGTCCAGTAACGGACAGCCTCTATACTACGGAGATTACGACTATGATCACTGGGCTCTTGCTCCAATTCCAGACGACGATTACTCGTTGCAAATTATCTATTACAGCCGCATTCAGCCGCTTGACATCACGAATCAAGAAAATCTTTTAACACGTGAGGCCCCTCAGGCTTTGTTGTACGGCACACTGCTCCAAGCGCAGGGGTTCATCAAGAACGCAGACAAGCTTGCAATGTGGAAAGGCTACTACGACGAGGCTATCGGCGCACTCAAGGGCGAAGACCAACGACGCATGCTAGACCGCAATGCGGTAAGACAGGAACCTTAAATGACGACATTCACCTCCCCGTTTACAGGGAACGTAATCCAGCCTACGGACGTAAGTTACGAGGCGATTGCGCTATCAGGCACGGTACAACTTTACTGGCCTCAGTACGTTAGCACTGCGGGCCAACAGGTCAGCGCCCGTATCATTGACGTCGTGTCCGCCGCCGGTGGTATCTTAGAACTACCAAACGCACAACAGGCCTCTGTTGGCGAAGACATTCTGTTCCGCAACCAAGGCGCTAACCCGTTCACGGTGTCGCGCTCTGACGGCACTGGCTCGTTCACCGTGCCTGTGGGTCAGGCTTACTACACGTACCTCACAGACAACACCACAGCGGTGGGTGTGTGGGGTGTTGTGGCGTTCGGTGTAGGTACGTCCTTTGCAGACGCCGCCACACTGGCAGGCAACAGCACAGCGGCCATTCTAGGCAAGCTAGAGACAACGATTGTCACCAACGAGTTTTCTTCCTCACCAACAATTACCGACACGTCACGCGCACAGTGTTTCGTGTGGACCGGTGGTGCAGGCACAATCACACTGCCCGCGGTGTCTTCTTTGTCCACGGGTTGGTACATTCTTGTTCGTAACAACGGCACCGGCGCGCTCACAATCAACACGTCTTCTGTTGGCTCAACAATTGACGGTTTGGCCAGTTTGGCTTTGCCCCTTGGTGACTCTTGCTTTATCTGCGTAAACCAAGACCCTGTTAAACAAGACTTCTTTACAGTTGGTCGTTCACGCCCTAACAGCCTGACGTTCTCTTCTGCCACGTACGACGTGGACGTGATAGCCGGCGCTTCACT